CATTTACCGATACAGCATCAGCTACAATACAACCATTAGAAACACTCAATGCTTTAGTTACTTTATTTACCAAAGGTACTGAAGGTGGAATGGGATTATTGCAATTTAAAAGATTAGAAGGTGAAGGAATACTAGTATTTAAAATACTAAGAGAACAATTTGGTTTAAGTAAAAAATCTGTAGAAGAATATTTACAAAGCATTGAAGGAACTACTTATGTATTAGGTTTATTAAAACAAGGATTACAAAAAACATTTGGTGGAACTGAAGCGGCAAACGCAAAAAATCTATCCACATCTTTTGATGATATTAAAAATGCGGCAGAAAAAGCAATAGCTTCATTAGGAGACACTGGTTTAAACAAAGTTTTAGCAGAAACATTTAGATTAATAACAGCTTTAATAGATTTAGTTAAAAATTCTGATTTAGGCAGAGGGTTAGGTGCTATTATAGGTGGAATTAGTTTTGCTATTGGCAAGACAAATGCTTTTATTGAAGATTTCTTAAAACTTAGAAAACAATATCAAGAAGCAATAGGCGGTGGAAACACTTCAAATAAAAAAGTAGATGAACCTATAAAATTACCTAAAAATACAATGGTGCAAGAAGTATATTCTCAATTAACAGACGCATCAAATAAATTTGCAACACACTGGGAAGGTATAAATAATATAATTGCACAAGGAACTGTTAATGCAATTAGATCAGTTTCTATGGGTATTGCTGAATCATTAGTTCTTGGGAAAAAATTACAAGATACTTTTAAAGAAATTGCACAAAAAATTCTAATAAAGATTATTGCTAGTCTTGTTGAAGAACAATTAATTAAACTTGCGTTAATAGCTTTAGACCAATTTGCTGTAATATTAGGTCTTGAAAAACTTGCAACTGAAAGAGCAATAACAGAACAGAAAAGAAAACAAGCTGAATATGATGGAAGAACAACTGGTACATCAACACCAGAAGATATGGTTAAGAAACAATTAGGAAATATATTTGATGAATTGTTTAATAGATTAAAAACTTCTTTTGATGATATATTTGGATCTATATCAGATATTTTCGGTTCAATAAGCGATTATAGTTCACAAATATTTAATGATATTGGAAGTAGCTTAATGGATATTTTAGGAAGTTTAGGTTCTAGTGTTGGAGATATATTTAATTCAATAAGTGGTTCTTTAGGAGACATATTAGGAAGTGTAGGAAATATATTTGGTGGTGGTGGTGGTGGAGACGGTGGATTTGATATGGGAACTTTATTTGATATTGGAATGATGATCTTTGGTGCCGCAGAAGGTGGTGCTTTAAATGCTGGACAACCTTACATGGTAGGAGAACGTGGTAGAGAATTATTTATACCTAATCAAAGCGGAACAATGATACCAAATCACGACTTAGGAACTACTGGTTCAACAAGTATTAATTTTACAATAAATGCTACAGATGTTAGAGGAGTACAAGAGTTATTAATTAACAATAGAGCAACGATTACAAATTTAGTTAATCAAGCACTTAACGCAAGAGGTAAATCTAATTTAGTATGAGTGGAACATTCCCTTCAAGTCCAGTAGCTAATTCAGCATCAATATCTTCTCAACAGAATACTATTGTTTCAACAACAACTTCTGGCAGACGACAAGCAAGACAAATTGACGGACAAAGATTTAGAATGACTATTAGTTTCCCACCTATGAGTAGAGCAGAATTTGCACCCATTAATGCTTTTATAATGAAACAAAGATCACAACTAGAATCATTTACTTATTCTCCACCAACTGTATCTACAACACTTGGAGTTGCTACTGGAGTAATTAGAAATGATGGTATTATTAGTGCTGGTGCAACAAGTTGCACAATAGATGGAATGGCAAATAGCACAACTGGTGTATTTAAAGCTGGAGACTATTTTAGATTCACAGGGCAAACAAAAGTTTATATGATTGTTGCAGATGTATCATCTAATGGTTCTGGTTCTGGTACATTAACATTTGAACCACCATTAATAACTGCTGTTGCTGATAATACAATATTAATTTATTCTAGTGTAGATTTTACATTAGGTTTAGTTGCAGATGTTCAAGAGTTTAATATTGGCACAGAAAATTTATTTCAATATCAGCTTGACGTTATAGAGGTATTATAATGGCAAGGTCATTATCTGGTTCACTCATTACAGAACTTGCTACAGATAAACTTAATCCAGTTGATTTAGTATATATCGGAGTTAGCACAGGATATTATTACACAGATCATTACAAAGATATTTCTTATGATGGAAATACTTATCAAGCATCTTCATTATTATTAGGAGTATCTGACGCATCAGAAACATCAGAAGTAGCAGTAAATGATTTAGTATTAAAATTTAGTGGTGCAGATCAAACAATGATAAGTTTATTTCTTAATTATGACTACATGAATAAACAGGCATTTGTTTATAGAGGATTCTTAGATGCTTCTCAGGCATTAATATCTAGCCCATTTCTTTTATTTGATGGAAGAATAGAAAATTTTAATATTACAGAAACAGATAATACTTCTGAAGTTGCAATTTCAATAGCTTCACATTGGGCAGATTTTGATAAGATTGCTGGAAGAAAAACAAATACTAATTCTCAAAAATTATACTTCTCTACTGATAAAGGTTTTGATTACGCATCACAATCAGTTAAAGAAATTAAATGGGGAAGGGCATGAATGACTTCTACCGAATTATTTCGGTGTATAGACATTTTGAAAAATATAACAAATATACTTATGGACAAATCGCTAATCATATTCTGCCTTCTTATAATCTTGGACAATATCAGATTCATAGAGATAAAGATGAAGTTATTGGTTATACAAATTGGGCATTAATAAACGACATAGTAGAACATAGATTTATGAAAACTGGACAATTAAAAGCTAACGAATGGAATTGTGGAACTAACTTGTGGCACATTGAAACATTAGCAAAAAGAAATCTTAAAGACATTATGTCTTGGACTAAAGACCATTTCACAAACCTTTATGGAATAGACAAACCAATTAAATGGATAAGAGTTAAAGAAGATAATATTGTTAAACATCAAGTTAGACTTACTAAACCTAGTTGGAATTTAGGTGGGAGATTAAATGGGTAGTATATTTAAATCAATTACAAAAGTATTTACTACTATAACTTCAATAGTATCAACAGCATTAAGTTGGTTACAACCTTCTAAACCTAAATCTGGTTTTAATTCTAATTTTGAATCAGCACAAGGTGTACTTGTTAATAAAGATTCTAATGATGCAAACATACCTATTGTTTATGGTACAAGACAAGTTGGTATATCAAGAGTATTTGTTGAAAGTTCAGGAGAAGCAAATAAATATCTTTATGTAGCTGGAGTTCTTTGCGAAGGTGGAGATGGTGGAATTGAAAGTATAGATCAAATTTATATAGATGATAAATTAGTAACTTGGGAAGGTGCTTTAACTGATGGAACTATTAGGTCTGTTGCTTCATCAGATACAAATTTTTATAAATCTATACCAAATCAAGTTAATAATTATTTAGCTGGGGTTTTTGTTTCTGTACCAGCAAACACATCAACACCATTAATAAATGTACAATGTTTTTATGGTAAAGACGATCAAACAGTTTCAACATTATTAGATGAAAGCACAAACTGGGATTCTAATTACAAACTATCTGGTGTTGCTTATGTTGCTTTAAGATTTTTATGGAATCAAGATGCTTTTAATGGACTGCCTGATGTTAAAGTAACTCTTAAAGGTAAAAAAATTTATGACCCAAGATTAGACTCTACTAAAGGTGGTTCAGGTTCTCATAGAGAATCAACTTCTTCTACTTGGGCTTATTCTAATAACTCAGCTTTAATTCTTTTAGATTATTTAAGAAATACTAGATACGGAAAAGGTTTACCAACTTCTGCATTTGAAACTAATTACGATTCATTTAAAAGTTCAGCTAATACCTGCGATACACAAGTTACCCCATATACAAGTGGAACTGCAATAAGTTTATTAACAACTAACGCAGTATTAGATTCATCACAAAAAGTTATAGATAACGTAAGAGAATTGCTAACACCAATGAAAGCAATATTTACTTACACACAAGGTAAATATAAATTAATTATAGAAGATTCAGGTTCAACAGCTTTAAGTTTAAACAAAGATAATATTCTTGGTGGTATTAAAATTCTTGGTGAAAAGAAAAACTCTAAATACAATAGAGTTGTAGGAACATTCTGTAATCCAACTAAGAACTGGCAAAATGATACAGTATCTTTTCCACCATTTGATGATTCTACTTTACCAAGTGGAGATCAATTCGCTACAATGTTAGCAGAAGATAATTCTATCTTATTAGAAGGAAGATTTGATTTTAAACACATAACAAATCCTTATCAAGCTGAAGAACTTTGCGAGATTATATTAAGACGTTCAAGAAATGCTTTAGGAGTTGAGTTAAGATGTACTTCAGAAGCATTAAATATAACGATTGGTGATATTGTAGATTTAACTTATGTAACTGGTGGATTTAGTGCAAAACCATTTAGAGTAATGGGATTGTCAATTAATTCTGATTCAACAGTTTCATTACAGTTAGTGGAACATCAAGATAATTTCTACACTTGGTCTAGCAAGGCACAAGCACCAACAATATCTGATACTACTTTACCAAATCCTAATAGTGTATCTGCACCAGCCTCAATTACTTTAGATGACCAATTAATTCAGTATTCAGATGGAGTTGTTATAACTGCTTTAGATGTAACAATAGGTTCTTCACCAGATAGTTTTGTAGATTACTACCAAGTTGAATACAAACTAAGTACAGATGCAGATTATATAATAGCTGGACAAGGAAAAGGTTTAAATCAAAGAATACTAAATGTAATAGACGCAGAAACTTATGACGTTAGAGTTAAAGCATTTAATACATTGGGAGTATCATCAACATATACTTCAGGTTCAAGAACTATTATTGGTGGAACAGCACCACCAGCAGATGTAACAAATTTTGCTTGTAATATAATTGGGGGAGACGCACATTTATCTTGGACTCAAATTGCTGATTTAGATTTGGCTTACTACACAATTAGATATTCTACATTAACAACTGGCGCTGAATGGGCAAATTCAGTTTCATTAGTTGAAAGAGTTGGTAGACCAGCTACGTCAATAACTGTACCGGCACGAGTTGGTAGTTATTTAATCAAAGCCGTTGATAAGAACGGAAACTATTCAAACAATGAATCTATTATAGCAACGACAGTAACAACAGTTGGGAATTACAACGCAATAGTAACTTCAACGCAATCTCCAACATTCTCAGGAACTAAAACAAATGTTTATGTAGATGAAAACGGATATTTAAGATTAGATTCATCAGAATTATTTGATAGTGCTTTAGGATTATTTGATTCAGCACCTACCACATTCTTTGAAGAAGGTGTAACAACTTATGATTTATATTCTGAAGGAAGTTATTTGTTTACTTCTCCAATAGACTTAGGGGGAACTTATACTTCAAGAATAACTGCAAACATTACACAAGGTTCAGATAACATAGATAATTTATTTGATAGTGAAATAGTTTTTTTTGATGACGCAAATTCTAACTTTGACGGAGATACTCCAGCTAACTGTACTGCATTTTTACAAATAGCAACTTCTACTGATGGAGTAACTTATACTTCATTTAGAAACTTTGTAATTGGGGACTACTCAGGAAGATTTTTAAAATTTAAATTAGTATTAACATCTGCTGATTTAGCTTCAACTCCTATTATTCAAGCATTAAGTGTTACAGTTGATATGCCAGATAGAATATTTAGTGGAAATGATATTGTTTCAGGAACTGGAACTTACGCAGTTACA